GGAGCGGTAGCGATAGTCAGACCAAGGTTGGTGGAAATACAAGAAAGTTGGTAGGGTTCGTCAGGAGTGGTCTTGCCCCAGTTGGCCCACTGCTCCGCCGTCATGGCCTTGTTGCCAGCTGTGAGCGGGGTGTTGGAGTAGACCGCCTCCACCGCAGGCACCTCGGGGGTGTCGTCGGTGGCCGGGACGGCGGGCGTGGCCGGGGTGACGAGTTGGCGGTCGGAGAGTTGCCAGAAATAATTCGGGCAACCCGAGTCATCCACGGGGCCGACGCCACGGATTTCAAGCGTGTTGGCGGTGGAGGGGAAAACTGCGACGGGGACGATGGGAGTTTGCATGGTGAGTGATTAAACGAGGACGGGAACGCGATACGTGGTCCCGGTCGAATCTTGGATTGTGACGTATCCGGTCCCGACAACAGCACCGGCGACGTAGGCGTTATTTAGTCGAAGCGCACCCGAAAGAATCGTGCGTTGCGACGAGTCGAGGGTCAGGGCGGTGGTGTTGTTGGTTCTAAGAATGATTGGTTGCGCTGATTGTGTGTCTATGTAACAAGCGCCACTTGATTGTTGAATTCGAACGCTTGCAGATGCGCCCTCCGCAAATTGCAGAATCGTGTTCGTAGTGCCTTGAATAGTCAGCGTTCCTGCCGCGCTGCGATAGAAGTTCGTATCCGTCCCAAACACCATCCCGCCCGCCGCGTTGGTCGTGTTCGTCCCCACTTGCAGGAGCGCGCCGGAGTCGGTGGTGGTGCCGAGGAGGAACCGACCGCTGGGCAAAATCGCCGCTACCGTTGTAGAACCGACCAACCATTCAAACGCCTGACTGCCGAAGATGTTTTGACCCGTGCCAAACGTGAGCAAATCCGTTCCGGCTGACCCCTGAAACGCAAGTTTGCCGTTAGCCGTCGCCGTGTTGGTTGTCTGGATGTAAAATCTCGCAGTATTTGCCGAGGTATTTCCGACAACAACCGCGCCCGCCCCGCTCGGCGTGAGCGTGATGTTTTGGGCGGTGCCTGAAGCGACTAAAGCAATAGACCCGGCGGCGGGCATATCTATGTTTTGTCCGGTTACGCCTCCAAACTGGGAACCGGACATAAAGAACCGATTCGCTCCACCTGTTGCAAATCCAATAGAATTTGCGGCGTATCTGTAAATCCCCGTGTCCGTATCCGCCGCAAAACTAATGCTCGGCGCGGCGGCGGTGCCGTCGGCAAAGAGGCCCGTGCCTCCGATCACGCTAATAGCTACTCCGCCACCGTTACCTAAGACTGATGGTAGTGATCCAAATGACATGGTGGTATGTTTGGTTAGACTTGGAACTCGGACGCATGAATCACTCCATCCGTCGTAGTGCGACGATGAAACTTAGCTTGCTGCGCCGCAGCCGTCGACCAGGTGTACTGAGTCCCGTTGTAAAGGAGATGGCCGTTGGTTGGCGATGGATCCGAGCCATCAAACGTACACATCACATCAGCGGTCTGCACATCCAACACAACCATCGTAGACGTGTCAGCAAACGCAGCGAATTGAACGACCGCAGTAGTTACCGCCAACCGCTGATCCGCTACCGCACTCCCACGGTACCAAGCTGGTTTCGGGTAATTGTTATTCAGATTGAATGAACTCATAATTAAGAGGTTTGTTGGTTACCAAGAGCGATTCTGAGAGGTGACGTGAGTGCTGACGGTCATTTGAAAGCTGTCTGGCATCTGACGCTGGATGCGGTCCCATTCCTCATTCTTCTTCACTTCGACAATGCCGTAAGCCTGCGCTGCTTTGTCAGCCTGACCATCCTGGATCAGCCAGTCACCGTAGGTCTGCCAGATCAGAGGCTGACTGATCATCTCAGGAACAAGCTGAATATCCCACTTGCTGGGAGTATCCTCTGGATTCTGCGCTGCCGTGGTTGTGGCCAAGCATTTGTAGTAGTCACTGGTGCCGGTCAAAGCTCCCGTAGTCTTCGTGTAATAGATGTACTGGCCAGCAACGTAGGTTGCCGTAGCCGAGAACTCATCACCTGAGTAATTGTAGGGGACGCGCCGGTAGTAGATGTAGATCGGATTGGCCGGGTTCGTGTTGTAGCTCACGTACCCATTGGTCCCCATGAACCCGCCGGCACTGGAAATCATCTGAAACCCATCCCTCGTCACAACAAAACCCTGCCCACGCGGGTAGGTGATCATCGCAGGACTGTCTACCCAGGCTTGAAACAAAACATCAATCTCGGCTTCCCCCGTCTGGTCCCACGGAAGGGTGAACTGCTGCGGAGAGACGTTGTTCTGCTGAACAATCAGGTTGCCCCACAGATACAATCCCTTGGTGATGTCGCCAGGGTAGGAAATCGTACTTCCGTCCGTGCTGACGCCCGCTTTGTAGGTCTGGCTGGTAGCATCGGCTCCAGTCTGATAAAAGATGGTGCAAAGGAAGAAACCGTTAGCGCATTGCTGCACGTTTGCACTCTGAACATTGGTTTGAGTGCCAAGATTGCCTGTCTGGACATTGAAGAAGGTGGAAAACGTGGTTGTACCATCGTTTACAGCCAAATACAGGTAATTCCTACCTGCTGGACGTGCGTAGACGCTCGCCTGGTACATCGTGGCGCCAAATGCGGTTACAACCTGGGTTACGTTGTGCTCGGCATTGGTAACCGTCTCAAGCACCTTGCTGGCGGTAACTCGGTTGTCCGCTGGATTGCTGATGTTGTTGGCCGTGACCGTTACATTCGTTGCCGTCCAATATGCCGTTTGGGAGAGGTCGTTGGGGTAGGTCAGCGAATTACCCACAAACCGAGCCTCACCCCAACCAGTCAGGTCTGGCCAATTGCCAGCACCCCAGATCTGCCGCACGTTCGCGTTAAACAGATCATTGATCGATTGCGCTGTCTCCGTCGTCAGACGAGACGTAGGCACGCCAATCAGTCCGCAAATGTTAGACAAAGCGCGACTGTAGGGGATCGTTCTCACTTAGTCTTTGTTTTTAAGCCATCCACCTGTCAAACCGTGACGAGCAGCGTTAACCTTGGGACGATAGCCAACAGCACAGAGATGCGGATTATCCTTCAGATACTCAGGCATCCACTCATGCACGTTGTTACCATGCTGACCCTGCAAACGGAAGAAGAGGCGGCTGTTGATACGCGCAGCCATCTGCCCCAGTCCTTCCATCTTGGTGGAGCCTTCCTGCCGCATCTTGGCAGCAAGACGAGCCTGGTCCTCATGGACCTTGGCCTTCTCGTTGGGCAGACCGTTCTGGATCTCCCACCACCATTTGCGGACAAACTCCTTGGGGATCTCTGTGATGATTTGATCGCTGCTCATTAAAAAAAGAAAGGGGCAGAGCCTCGGATGAGGATGCCCCTGTTTGAGATTACTTAGCCGAGCTTCGTCGGATCGGAAAGATCCACGATGTTCAGATAAATATCCAGTGCGCCAGCGGTCAGGGCCGAGGGACTGCCACCGCCACCTGAGTTCGTGAAGATCGCAACGAGGTTAACAGACGCCGTGCCTTTGACGAGGGCAGCAGTGGTTGGGACACCAGTGAGCACACCCGCCGTCTTCACGGATTGGGCCGTGACGAGCGCACTGGTGCTGCTGGTCGTACCGACATTCACCGAGAACGCCGTCGTGCCAGCAAAGGCAGTCGTGATGTTCACCAGCGCATTGTTGATGATGAAGTTCGACGGAAGCGTACCGAGCGTCAGCGTCACGGTATCGGCATTGCCGGAACCGAGAGCAACATCAGGGTAATCAACGTGGAACTTGTTGGAGAAGCCGCGAGCTTGCTCTTGCAGCGAAAGCTGGGAGAGGTCGGCGCGGGTAATGGTTACTGGTGTATCAGCCATGGTAGTATCCTTGTTTAGTTAAGGGATGTGGTTTAGCTGGATTGAGCAAATTTGCCCAGACCAAGCGGATTCTTAACCATGAGGGTAAGCGCAGCGAGGATGAATCCACGGCGACCGCCACCAAGATCAGGCAATTCGTTCGACTCAATACCGAGCATGTAGCCGATGCCGACAAGCTCAGGATCGATGACGTAACCGCGAGCCTTCTGCTGGTTGGTCGTGGTCGAGGGATCGCCGCCATCAAGAATGCCGTTGAACAAGTCAGGGACAATCGTGACGGTGTGGAAGTCGCCCACGTACATGGTAACGTCGAGGTCGATCTGGTGCTCATCAGCATTCTGCATGACCTGGTAGGTCTTGGTCGTGCCGGAGCTGCCTTCAGAACGCTGGAACTTGCTGATCGCACGCTTGAGCGAGGGACCGGCAAACAGCGTGTACGAGCGGCGACCGCCGACCTGTTGGAAGATCGACTGGAAGACATCGTTGAACTCCGACTCAGAGAGAGCACTAGTGGTGCTAGAACTAAGAATGTTAGCCGCAGGCGTACGGAACGCAGCGGGAACGTCGGTGCCAGGGGTGTTGTTGATCCACTTGCCGAGGGCGCGGGCCTTGTAAGGCGCCGGCGGGGCTTCCTGCTGGCGGTCGTTGTCCGAACCGATACAGGCTTCGATGTCGCGCTTAATCTCGCGCATCGCCTTCATCTTGGCGTTCGCGACTTCGCTGGACACGCCAGCAACGTCAGAAGCCTCCTGAAGACGGGAGACCATCCACTGTTCGCGGAACTGCTGGACGTAATTGCCCAGACGAGCGCGGTTGACAGCTTGATTGGAGAAGGCGAGGACATCCTGACCTTCCAACACGCCACCAAAGCTGACGGCAGAAAGGCTGTCCACTTGCCATTCTTGATACGCATTCGTCATGCGTTTCGTTTTCGAGAAAGTCGAAATCTTGGGAGTGTCCTCGGGAGCGAGGATAGTCAGAAAGTCCGTGAGATCTTCACGATCACCGGCGACGTTGTAAGTAGTAGATAGGGCCATTGTAAAACGAGTTTAACGGTTGAATTTTGCTTTTTCCTTAGCCAGCAGAAAGGCTGCTGCTTCGTTTGCCGTGACGCCACCTTTTCGGGACAATTGCGACCTGAGAGCTTCAATTTGATTGGCTGATTTGGCCGCTGACGGCATACGAACATCGCCACCGTTGGAAGAAACTACTGTTTGACTGGATGGAGGGCGGTTGCTCATGGCAGTTTTGGGTTTCCCGTCTGTTTTGGCAGACTTCTGCTTGGCCTCAAGGGATCGAAGACCTTCGATCTGCACTCCAATAATCCAATCCGCATTAGGCAGGTTCTTCATCCAGGGCATCTGTGACAATGCTTGCTGGGCGAGGACGTACTCAGGCGCATTCTTGTCTTTCAGATATGGGAACATCTGATGGGCGACTTGCTGCGACTGCTGCTTCTGCGTCAGGAACTGCGACCGGGCTGGAATGTCATCATCAAGGGTTTTCTCTGCATTACGCAGGATCGCCTTCAACTCACTCCGTCCAAGTACAGTATCGCCAATCTGAATCGGCTCAAAGTCATCGCGGTCCAGTTGATCCTGGGCAAAGCGTTTCGCTTCCTTGGCCTGCTGCTGTAAGGAAGACAGTGATTGGAAGTCATCGATCTGGGCCAATGGCACATTTACAGGCATCTGAGCCGGTGCGGCCTTTTGCGCTGGTTGTTCAGCTTGGGCCGGGGAGTTTGCTTGCTCTCCGATCCGTGCTTCCAACTGCGCCAATTGTGACTCCAAAGCTTTGCGTTTTGCGACCTCTTTGCCGATACGCTTGTCGATTTTCTTCTGAAGCTCTGGTGTAATATCCTGAGAAAGAACATCAGCTTCACCATCGGGCGTTTCCGCCTTTTGGCTCGGCTCGGCAGACTCGGCGGTAGCTTTGTCTGGGTTGACTGAATTATCTGACGCTTTGTCCGGCGTCTCAGCAGCCTGTTCAGTCGGTCGTTGAGCTTTTGCGTTTTCCGACTCGATGTTAAGGAGTCGTTGCGCTGCTTGCGCGACACTCAGATTGCTGTTCTTCGGTGCATCACTTTTTGCGTTAGTATTGGATACTTCGGCTGGCTGTGAAGGAGCGGATTCGACTGTTTCGTTAGACATGGGATTATAGCCCCCAAGGGCTGTGGACATGGCGGATGCCAAGTATCGGTACAAATGGATCCACCAACTAAGCTGTCAACAATAAATACACGATATTGCTACGTGCAATCTGACAGTATTAAACATTTCGCTCTTCAGCGTCAGTTTCTGCCTGCTGCAATTGCTGCTGAACAAAGTCATCGTACAGACCAATGATCTGAGAGTACGCACGAAGCTCGCCTGTGGATGCAAGAGTCATGCGATCGTTTTGAACTACAAGATCAGAACACAGGTCGATCATCGTGGAGTGCTGCATTTCACGCAGTTCCTCGATGAAGTCCTGAAAGTTGTCGTTACCAACCAAACTGAACATGGCATGACGAAGCCGGGAAAACTTATCCGTAAAACTCTGATGGGGATCGCGGTGTTTCTTCATTGTGAGGCATTGGCTGCGGTCGGATTAGGCATGGAGGCGCCAAGGCGACCAATTACAGCGTTCTGTTGCTGCTGGATTTGGAACTCGTACTGTTTCTTGCGGGTTTCAAGACGGTCGCGGAATGATTGGTCCTGGGCAAACCGTTGCTGAACGTCAGGCTGTTGCAAGTACTGCTGGATTACCTGCAATCCAAGCTGCGGAGGCGTGCCGGGTTTGATGTTCTTGGAAATACCGGCAAAGATCTGCGTCAGGTCGTTCTGTTCGTCCTCAACAATCTTCTGCTGGCCTTGTTGGGCAGGGCGGATGATGCGTTCAGCAATATTTGGATCGATGGTCGAGATAAACGCCGTGCAGAGGGCGGAATAGTCAATAATGCCGTCGCGGTCGAGGGATTGGGACGCCTGGATGATAGCAGTCCATTTTTCGCTCATGCGCTTGAAGTCGGTCGACTGAACATCCCACGAAAGGTAGAAATCAAACTCCTCGTTGATGTCCCCTTTGTTGAACAGTTGCAGGTTTACGTCCTTAACGCCCATGACGCGGAACATAACCTCATCTTGGCCGTACTGCTTGTAGAGCTTCCAGATCTGGCGGAAGCTGCGGGCGAGGCAACTGAGGAATTTGTCGACCTCAAACTGATTGTAGATTGGATCAATAGCTGGATCACCCTCGCGGGAGGCAAACCCATTGTACTCCTTGAACGAGGATTCCAACAACGATTCGGACGTGTTGGTGTTCATGTCAGGGATCGGGCGGTCGGCGTAATGATATTCGTTGGGACGACGTTCGGAGATCATTGCACCTGGACCCCAGCGACCCGGTGGGCGCCCTTGCGGGTAGCAGATTGGCGGAAGGATACCAAGGGAGGCCGCGTCAATGCGGGAGTCCTTGTGGGCCTTGATTTGGTCCTGCCATGGCTTACCCGGCTCAGGAAGGCCACGGGAGTCATGGAGCTTGCGGCTCAGGTACTCGCGGCGGTAAAGTACAAACGGATATTCACCGTGAGCGTAACCAAGGAGGCCGGTTTTGGCATAACCCTCGTGGTTCTGATCCGGTGGCAGCATCGGATTAAAGATGGTGCAGTAAATCCCGGGCGTTCCATCCTCGTCAGAAAGGCGTTGGTAGGCGTACACGACGCCAATGCGGTCAGTAAACCGCTGTTGGGTGTAAACGAACGAGCGACTGATGGGCTGGAGATACTCGCTTGGGCTGATGGTGATCAGCTGGCCGCGAACTTTCTGGATTGCGGCCTCAACCCAATTTTCATCCCAGTTGTCGGTCTGGACAAGCGCACGCAACTGCTCGGCAGTAAAGTATTCAACACGGTAGATCCCCGGCGTGTGCTCAAGATCCGTGGAAAACGACGGGATAAAGACGTGCTCATCCAGGTTGAAGGCGCGGATGATGGGGTAGGACCGCTCTGGACCGTCCATCGGAACGGTAGTCTCACCTGTCTCGCGCAACTCGCGGAGCATCTTGTTGGCTTTGGCCTTGGAGCATTGGTACTGCTGAACAAAGATGTCTTTCAGGTCATCCGCTGCGCTCTTGTCCTCAATCAGGGCGACAATATCGATGGCAGGAAACTGCTCTTGCAGGTCTTGCAGGCGAACACTGACCATCACTTTCTCTTTCCGCTTCTCCCAGAACTGACCCATAACGGCGATGCCTTTCTCATCCATGAAATTGGCGCACATCTCAACCTCACGCTCAATTTCTGGGATCTGCGTCTGGATCATCCAACGCATAAAGTTGCTGACAAGCTGACTACGAGAACCGTCTTCAGAACCAATGGGAACAGCGGTCAGATTGGCCCGCTTAAACGCCATGCCTTTCATGGCAACCTTCTTGTTGATGATGTTATCAACGAGGAATACACGCAGATCGCTAGCGCCGTCCCACGGCGTGGGCGTTACTTTGCTACCTTCACGGGAATGCTTCTTGCCGTCAGCGGATTGGCCGTTCCAAATAGCGTAACGGGTCTCGTAGTTCAGCCGACACTGATCAATAAACGGCTGGTTATCACGCACGCAATCCTCAAAGGCTTTCTTCAGCAGGTTGAAGCTCGGTCCCTCGTTTTCAGCCGGTGCCAATTGCAGGCCTGGGTCTGAAGTCATAGATTTGGCGTTGCCGTCAATAGAACTCATAGGCTTAAATCACCACTAATGCAGGTTTTTGATAAATCAAGCAATCAATAACTCCAAGTTCTATCATCAATGTTCTCATTCACGTTGGGATCTACAAATGAGCATTGAGACACGAGCAGGTAGCGTAGGCAGTCAATGGGATCCTTGGTGGCTTCTTCCTTTCCTCCTTTCGCAGTGTATTCCTGCATAGCGTAGATCAGGTTTTGGCAACGCTCGCTGATATAAAGTTTAGGACCGTTGAGGGATGAGATGGGTTTGTTCTCATCGTAAGACAGTAGGCCGTTGATCAGCTGTAGACCGTTCTCGATCTCAACGCCGGGGGCGGGAAGAAAGACCATGCCTGCGTCGTCCAGTTCGCTGATAATGGTCGTTGCACCGTTGGCAGCTTGCCGTTCAGCGGCGCCAAGGCGGGGATCGATAAACCGCTCAAAG